GAAACATTAAACCAATTGTGGACATTACTAGGTATGTTCGCAGCATGGCTAGTTCTCGAAGGTAGTGCAAAGACTATCGTAGGGTATGCAATTATATTAGTTCTTATCGTATGGCTAGTAACTATACGAATAAGGGAAGGAGACGAATAATGGCAAAGGAAACAAAATTAGATGACGAAAAAGCAATGGGAGCAGTCAGTGGTATTAAGAATATTCTTCTTAGAATAATCGCTGTATTTGCAGCCAATGGGCTTGGAGTTATTGGTGCTGGTGCAATCATTGGTATCGACACTATGAGTGCAATAATTCTTGCAGGAACTCTAGGTGTTGCTACAGTAGTAGAAAAATTAGCACGAGGATTCATTGATGATGGAAGACTTAGCATTGATGAAATCAATAACGCATTTAACTCAGTAGATAAGAAAGCAAATTAGCAGTTATGGGAAGTGCGGATCAAGTTACAGGGCCTGCACGTTTTAGGTTGGAGGGTTGCCTAAAACACTTATAAGGAGTATAATAGTATCCATGTCTGAATCAAATTACTGTAAAGATTGTAAAAGATTAAAAGATATTGCTTGCACATGCGGCATGACCTTTGCAGAAAAGATTAAGACGACCTCGGTTAACTGGGCTACTTGGTCAGATACTAGAAAAGGCTCTTGACTTGGGATTTTTTATTGACAATTGGTCTTTTTTCAGGTATTATGGTATTTATAGAACCAGCAATATACGAGTATCTAAGAAAGAAGAAGTATGTTAGAAGATCCAAAAGCAAAAAGCATACATCAAGCCTTTATTAAAAAATTTGGACAAAGAATAGATATAGATTATCTTAATACAGAAGAAGTAGTTAATTTCTTTTTACACTTCTCTGACGAATACGATAGACAAGTGTTACAAAATAGATTAGATAGATATAATGCCAATCAACGCTAGAGGTATCCCAACAAGTTCTTGTCCAGAATGCGGCACAAACATTTTTAAAATTTTAGTTACATTTGATGAGAATTATGATATTGAGCAATATTTATTAGATGCAGAATGTGCAGAATGCGGTGCTTTTGTTACCGCCCCAACTCCATTAGATCTGGACGTTTAATGCAAACATTTATGCCTTATGGATCTCAGTATGATAAAACTGCTAAATGTTTAGATGTAAAAAGATTAGGAAAGCAAAGAGTAGAGACATACCAAATACTCAAAGCACTCCTTGGTGAAACTAAAGGATGGCGAAATCATCCAGCAACTCGTATGTGGGAAGGATATGAGTTTCAACTATATGTATATCAAACGGCAATTTGTACAGAGTGGTCAAGGCGAGGGTATAAAGACACAGTCTTAGAATCATCTAAAGAATTAATAACAAAACATAAAATTAAACCATCTATTAAAACGCCTGATTGGATTAATAATCCAGCACTAACCATAACTCATAGAGCAAATTTATATTTAAAAGATCCTTTGCATTATATAAAATTTGAAGATGAAACAAAAGAATATATGGATTATGTATGTTGCCCAGAAAAGTGTAAATATTGGTGGTATACTCATATTTTAGACAAGGAGAATAATGGCTAAAGGTAAAGGCGGAAAAGGTGGCGGAACTCGCAACCCTAATAGAAACAATGGAAAAGCCTCAAAGAAAAATCCTCAAGAGCCTAATATAGGTTCTACTGGAAAAAGTCGTGGTGGATATAATCTTATTAAAAAAGCAGCAAAGGCTGCAGCGTGGGATCCAATTAAAAAACGTGCTGCAAGAAAGGCTCGTAGAAAAGCAGCAGGTCTTGCATACAAGCATGGTATTAGAACAGGTCAATTAAAGAAGTCCACAGCAAATGCAGATTCGTAAACATAAAGATTATCGTGTTAACGAACTTGCGGATCTTATAGAAAATTTACAAGATTCTAAATATAACATAAGACCATTTGAACTAGCAGAGCAAATAGTTATTTTTATGGATAATTTGCGGGGTAAAGAATATGCCAGAAAAATACAAGATCATATAAAGTCTGATTATAAATTTCAATCAAAGGATAAGGTATAATAATACTATGTATGAATATCGTGTAAAAAAAGTTTATAAGGTAGTAGATGGAGATACAATCGATGTTGACATTGACTTGGGCTTTAATGTTTCTTACTTCCAACGTGTCCGTCTTGCAGGCATCGACACACCAGAATCTCGTACAACGGACTCATACGAAAAAGAATTAGGCCTACAATCAAAAGAATGGTTAAAGAAAAAACTTGAAGGTGCTGAAGATATTGTAATTAAAACACAAAAACCAGACTCTTCAGAAAAATATGGTCGTATACTCGGAGATCTACATATTAAAGGTTTTGATAAGTCCCTAAATCAAATGATGATTGATGAAGGATATGCGTGGGGTTACATGGGAGATACCAAAGTTAAAGATTTTCCAGCACTATTAGCAAAAAGAAAGTAAGTAAACTGTGTCAAATGTTGTCTATGTTGTAGACAAAAGATATTTCAATTTATTTAAAACTTCTTGTTATTCTTTAATTAAAAATTCAACAGTAGATATAAATATTTATATTCTAACAAAAGATGATGAATTTAATAATATAGAAAAAGATAAGATAAAAAATTATTTTACGCAAATTAGAAACGGTATTAATATAACCTTTATTAATAGTAAAAAGTATTACCAATGGAAAAAACAAGATATGCTATATAAAAGTCATTGGTACGATGAAACTATATTTTTAAAATCATGCATAGTAGATGCTGTTCCAGAAGATATCGATTGGATAAACTACATAGATTGTGACACATTAATTATAAAAAATATAGATGACTACTTAAAGGCAAAATACCCTATGCCAATTGCTGGAGTTCTTGATGTTTACTATGATTTAGATACAGATTATGCTTATATAAGTTCTGCAGTATATAAAACATCACTTAAATATTGGAGAGAGAATAATATACAAGAAAAGTTTGATTCTTTAATAGGTAATAATTATCAGTATATTGATCAAGACATAATTAATGAAATATTTAAAGATAATAAAACATTATTGCCACTTAAATATAATGTTGATAATAGATTTGCAGAGCACGCACAAACTATACAGACATTAAATCATGCTTGTATTATTCATTTTGGTGGCCCTGTAAAGCCAGATTCACATTTACATAAAACTAATCAATGGCATAGCCAATGGTTGCTGTATAATAGTGAAGTACAAAACCTAACATTATGGGAAGGATAATATGATAGTAATTGGAACAACCACAGCAGCATTCTCAATGGACAATCCAGATACTTGGGGATCTTGGATGAAAAATGCAGAAGCAATAAAAGAACACTATCAAAGATTTGCAAATTATTCTGATGTAAAATACTTTGCAGCATTAGAAGTAGATGCAAGAGGTATAGAGCCATTTAAACCATTCATAGAAAGACTTGAAGCAATAGGTGGTGAATATTTTACATATTCATTGGATGATGGTAGAACAAGTGTTACAACATTAAATAGATTAAGACATATTACATTTGGACAAAATCTCGTTGTAGATTATGCTCAGGCTAATCCAGCAGTTACACACTTATTATTTATGGCAGCAGATTGTATGGCACCAGATGATGTTATTCCAAAGATGCTTGAAATGAACTATCCATTATGTGCACCATTTATTCCAACATATAATTTAAGGGGTCCAAGAATTCCAGAGTATCCATATCCTGTAGAAAATACAATGGCTTCTGCTGCAGCGATATTTATTTCAAGACATGTATTTACAAAAATTAGATGGCGTTGGGACTTAGATATGAATCTATCTGATGATCCAGCATATCATCATGATGCATTAAAATATTTAGGAATACCAACACATGTAAGAATGGATTCAATTGCAAAACATTTTCCTGAATCAATTGGTGCTATAGAAACACGAGGTCATGATATGACGGTTCATAGATAAATGATAGGATTAATACCAGCATCTGGCAAAGCAAGTAGAATGGGTGGACTACCTAAGTTTGCATTACCGTGTGATAAAGATAACACTCCACTACTGACAAGACAAGTTAAACAAATGAGTTTTTATGTTGATAAAGTTGTTGTAAGTACAACCAGTGTTTGGTATGAGTTGGTAAAATCATTTAATTTACCTAAAACTGAAGTAGTTATTATTGAACCATCTACAATGAATGATGCAGTAATAAAAATGGCTAATGTATATGAGTCAGATAATTATTTAGTAGGTATGGCAGATACATATTTTGAAGGAGAAAATCCATATATAAAATTATCTGAATCTATAAAAGATAATTTAATTTCATTAGCGTGCTGGCCAATAGATGATGAATTAAAAGGCAGGGGTGGACAAGTTGAATTAGTAAAAAATTCTATTACAGATATGAAAGATAAGGTATCAGATTGTGATTATCCACATATGTGGGGTGCTTTGGCACTAAATCATGAAATCATTATGCAATTAGATAGATTCAAGGCTCATCCAGGATTAGATCTTGAATACTTAGTAGTAGATAATTTTAAGAAACATTTTGCATTTGAAGTTGATGGAAGATACTTTGATGTAGGAACTTTGGCTGGGTATAGAAATTTACTGAATAGATTGGAACTATAATGTCATTAGATGATGTATGGGTAGTTATACCAATTGGAACAAGAGAGCAATATCTTCCAAATGTAATTAATAAGTTACATAAATATCATAAAAGAATTGTAATTGTAAATAATAAACCAGGGTACACAAAGTTTGATAATGTCAATCATATAGAAGATTTTGCAGGTATAAATATCAATAGATGGTGGAATAATGGTATTAAATATGCCGAAGAAAATGGTGCTAAGTATGTCTATATTGTTAACGATGATGTAGATTTTCCAGACGATTTTGTAGAAAAAATGTATAAAGAAATGATAGATAGAGACCTAGATGTATTGGACACGGAAAATACAGGCAATGGTGGTGGATCATCGTGGATGCTAAGGCTAGATTCTGGATTAAGATTAGATGAAGACTTTAGATGGTACTATGGAGATACTTTTTTATATGAACAAGCAGATGCTAATAAAAAAGCGGGTAGGATTTTTAATACAGACTTTATTCACTTTGAACCTAATGGGCATGTGGCTATCAATGAAGAGTTTCAAAGATTAATAGAGCAGGATCATATAACATATAAAAGAAAGAAAGGTTTATAATGAAAATTTTAATTACTGGACATAGAGGATTTGTTGGAAAGTATTTTTGTGAAAAATATAAAGATCACGATATAACTGGTATTGATATTGTAGAAGGAAATGATGCTAGAGATTTTTTTAAAGTTAATCAAGAGTATTATGATTTAGTAATTCATCTTGCAGCAGTTGTTGGTGGTCGTGCAACAATTGAAGGCTCACCACTTTCTGTAGCAGTAGACCTATCAATTGACTCAGAATTATTTGGATGGGCACTTAGAACTAAGCCAGGTAGAATAGTTTATTTCTCATCTTCTGCAGCATATCCAATTGAAAAACAATATAGAGACTCTGGCTATAAATTAAAAGAATCTGACATAAATCTTGATGATGTTCGTAACCCAGACTTAACATATGGATGGTCAAAGTTAACAGGGGAATATCTTGCACAATTTGCACAGACTGCTGGCATTAAAGTGAATATTTTTAGACCATTTTCAGGATATGGAACAGATCAAGATCTTTCTTACCCCTTTCCATCATTTATAGATAGATCTAAAAGAAAACTAGATCCTTTTCAAATTTGGGGAGATGGTGAACAGGTAAGAGATTTTATTCACATGAGAGATGTTGTTAATGCAGTTGATGAAGCAATCAATCAAGACATTGAGGGACCAGTTAATTTAGGTTGGGGTAGACCAACAAGTTTTAACGAACTAGCATCTATGGTTACTAAATTTAATAAATACAACCCAGATATAGAACATTTAACAGCACAACCTACTGGAGTTTATTACAGAGTATGCGATCCAACTAAAATGCTTTCATTTTATACACCAGAAATTAGCCTTGAAGAAGGCGTAAGAATGGCATTAAAAGAAGTTATTTAATTCTTTACCGTTAAGTTTTAAATTTGCTTTTTTATATCTATTTTCATAATCTTTTGTATAATTATAGTTATTTGTAGATATGTTGGATTGAATTACTCCCCAAAGATACCAAGTATAACTAGAAATTATGCTATAAAGTATAGCCTTATTAACATTCTTTTGATCCCAATACCCAAAATATTCCATAATGATGTAGTTTAGTTTAGATAAATCTAAATCTGCTTCTACCCACATGTGTCCTAATTCATAACAAGGATCATTATTTCCAGAATATTCAAAATCTATAAATTTAGTTCCTTTATCAGTGACAATAATATTGTTTGCCATAAGATCATTATGACATGCAACAGTAGGACCTTTTTGTTGCTTCAATACTTTTCTAATTTTATTTATATAAAACATATTTTTCTTATGTTCTAAAAATCCTTCAGGCAACTTATAATTATTTTCTTTACAAATTTGTAAAAATTTATCCATTAGGTTGAATATATCAAATTCGTTTACAAATCTAGGTCCACTATGCAATTTTTTAATTGCTTTTATAGTATCAGAAAGTATGGATAAATTTAAAAAATCATTATTTTCTAAAACATCTCCATCTAAAAATTCGCTAACCATTAGATTTTTATCTATACTAGAATATAAAACCTCTGGTGCAATACCAATTCTATGTGCAATTGTTGAATTAAAAATTTCACAATCTCTAAGTATTCCTATTTTATTAGAATCTTTATTCCAAATTCTTAATACTCTAAAAGATTCATTTTCAAGAGTAATTTTGTAAACTTTGTTTGTCGTTCCATTAACTAGTGGTTCATATTTTTTCCATTTTTTTAGGGCAGGAGTTCTATCTAAATTATTTCTAAATAAATTTTTATGTCCTAGGTAAGGCTCTCCGAATGGAGGTATACTTTTTCTACTGTATAGTTCTTCTAACACTTTTCCTCTTTACTTTAATAGCCCTGTAGGCTATAATTATAGCATGGTACACATATGTAGTCAAGCAGTAATTCTTGCTGCTGGCATGGGTAAAAGGCTTGAGTCTGATAAGCCTAAGTGTCTATATTCATTTAATGGTAGAACATTGCTTGAAAGAAATATAGACATAATGATAAAAAATGGGGTAAAAGAGATAATTGTAATAGGTGGATATAAGTTTGAAATGTTAGAAGATCATCTTAAAAAATATGAAAATGTAATATTAATTAATAATTCAGAGTACGATAAATATCAAACAACACAATCAATGAGTTTAGCGTATCCATTTATATCAGACTGCTTTATTCAAACAGAGGGAGACCTTGTATTTGAAGAGAGGGCATTAAAAGAATTACTTAAATCATCAGGTAATACAATGGTTCACTCTGGATATAAAAATACACATAGTGTTTCTGTTCCACAGTTTGAAAATGGTAGATTAGTTAACTTTAATAGAGGTATGGAGTATCGAAATGGGCTACAGCAGCCACCTAATTTTACTGGTCCATCTCACTTTACAAAAGAAATGCTAGGATCTATGAGATATTATAATCAATTTAATAACTATACTTTGTTATATGAGGAAGCGGTGGCACTGGCGGTATCAAAAGAAAGTATTCCACTTTCAATGCTATATATACCAGGTCTTAGATATTGGGATTTAAATGTTAAAGAAGACTATGACAATGTTGAAAGTTTAATTAATACGCTAGATGAGGAAGTCTTGAAGACCAGTTAATCCAGTCTTGTGGATAATCAAAATCTTCCGATTCGTCATTCCACTCAATCCAATGATGTCCTTCTATTAAATGAGGATCTTCTGGATCTAATCCAGCAAGAATTCTATAGGTCATCCTTGATGTATCTTCCATTTTCCATCCAAGATTAGCAACTGGATGATTACTATCTTTTAATGAAATTAAATTTTTTACAGTAGATATTGATAATTCAGCAGCAGAAAACATTTTATTAAAATGATTATTATTAAAAAACCAAGCAAACATTTCTCCATAAATCTTTCCAGTTATATCTGAGTTTCTCCATCTAGAATAATAGTGCCAATCTTCTGAATCATTTTCTATTAAATGCTTAATTAAATTTTCGCTATAGTATATATCTCCAAATAATAAAACCGTAACACCTTCTTTATTAAGTAATGGTTGACAATTAAAAAACTCATGATCTGGATAAGATTTATTTAGATTGGTAGTTGGGTTTTCAATACCATTACAACCAATAATAGTATATTTTTCTATATCTTCTTTATTACATTTTACAATAACATCGGTTGCACCATTTTCTAATAACAATCTTTGAGTTCTATGAATTAAGGGCTCACCTTTAATTGGTATCATATGTTTTTTAACCCCTAAAAAGTTATTCCACCTATCTCCACAGTCATAATCTTTTTCATTATAAAACTTTAAATAATTATCTATATCATCGTTACTTCTACTGCCAGCCTGTATGATGAATCTCTTGTTTTTCATAGGTATCCATGGTATCATAGTTCTTATGTTTAAGCAAATAAATTATAATTCTAAGATTCTTATTGCAACAACTATGGTTAGATGGAAGTGTGAAAGTAATGAACATTTAGATTGGCTTAAAAATAGAATTAAGATTAAAGAATCATTTCCAAATTGTGAATTTTTTGTTTCAATAGAAGTTGATAAAGACGGTTTAAATCCATTTTTAGATGTTTTAAGAGCACTAGGAGAGGTAAATGGAAAATATTGGACATACTATATAAATGATCATCAAACTAAGGTAGGTTCTCAAAATAGATGGATAAGAATAGAAACAGGAAGAAACTTAATTAGAGAATACGCTCAAAGAGAAACTTGGAGTGAAGAAGATACTAAGCATGACATGGTTCCAAAGGTAACGTATGATTCTATTTTATTTATTGATAGCGATATGGATCTAACCCTAGAGGCTTTGGAAGGACTATTAGAAGTAGATAGTCAGGTTGTTGGTGCAACCGTTCCAGGATATAACTTATTAGGTAAAGATATAGATAGTCAACCAAAATTACAATATGGAGGAGCCACCATAGCAGCAATGCTATTTAATGCACCCTCATACTTTACAGTTCCATTTCATCACAATTCCTTTATGAAAATTAATGATGATTTCTCAATGCAAGATATTATAAATAAATTGATAGGACCAATAGTGGTTAGAAAAGACATTATTGTGCAGCATAAAGGAAGACTTATTCCAGTAGAAAATAGACAAATTCCAGATAGGATGCTATAATACTATAGTTACCCTGCCGAATGGGGGGTAATGAATAACTCGCTATTAAGGAGGAAATATGGTAGGCTCATTGCTACGAACAATGCAACTCGAACCCTTTTTCTTGGGATTCGATGACTCGTTCAACAAGTTGCTTGGATTGAGAAATGATCTCAACAAGCACATCTCTAGTTACCCACCTTACAATATTAAAAAATTAGAAGAAGGCGAATTCGAATTAGAATTTGCTATCGCTGGTTTTAATAAAAAAGATATTAAGGTAACTGTAAACAATGGCAAACTTAACATTTCTGGAACAATGTCTGACGGTGAATCAGAGGGTCAAGAATATCTACATAAAGGTATTGCTACACGCTCATTCACATCAACATTTGCTCTAGGTGAACATGTTGAAGTTGAAGAAGCCGAGGTAGATAATGGATTACTCAAAATTAGAGTAAAAAAATATGTACCAAAGCATTTACAACCTAAAGAAATTATAGTAAAATAGTAGTATAAACTTTCCTTTAGTAGGGAAAAGACAAGAGGCGGGGTTGACAACAGCCCCGCTTTTTGATATTATTGATACCTAAAAGATAGGAGCCATAATGGCACTGCACAATCACCTGTTAGTAAACGGATATACATTATTACCACCAACTGATGAAAATAAAACTATTTCTTGGATGCAAGGATTAGTTGATGAAATAGGAATGAAAACAATTCAGGGACCCTATGCTTCGTATGTAACTAAAGAAGGCAATAGAGGACTAACTGCAGTTGTTATGATTGAAACATCACATATTGCAATGCACGTATGGGATGAAAAAGATCCAGCATTTGTTCAATTTGATTTATATACTTGCTCAACACTTCCTGTTAATAAAGTTTTAAAAAAGTTAGAAGATGAAATGGGAATGTTTGCAATGAATACTTTAGTTCTTGAAAGAAGTGAAGGATTTAAAATTGTTCCAGAAAATAGATGGGGCGATGTTGGATGACAATGCCAGACTGGTCTAATTGGGATTCTCAAAAACTAGTAATAGAGGCAGAGTATAAACAACGTATGGATTTTTTTGAATGGCGTGATTTAGGTCTCGCTAATAAATGGATATCAGAACCATTCTGTGATACACATGATACTGGTTATATGACAGACGAAGAAGAGAAAGAATGGGAAAATGGAAGTGATCCATGCATGATGGTATTTAGAATCTGGGAAGACAATATTGAATTACCAAAAGGCCAAGATTCCTTATTTGGGGATCAATTATGAAAGATTTGATCTTAATAGATTTTTGGGCCGAATGGTGTAGACCATGTAAACTTATGACACCAATCATTGATGAAATAGAAAAAGAATATCCAGATCTAAAAGTTATTAGAGTTAATGCAGATGAAGATATAGCAATGGTTCAAAAATACAACGTATCCAGTATTCCAACATATGTATTAGAAAAAGATAATGGAGAAATTTTATCTTTTGCTACAGGTGCAATGCCTAAATATAAATTTATAAAAGAATTAGGATTAGATAACATATGATTAAATATGTATATGATTCATTTATGTTGTTAGACAATATCAATAAAGTTTTGACCATAATTGCTTTATTTTTGTGTACTTTTGCTGTAGTAGTCACTATAATGGACTATACAAATAAGGGAAAACATATTAATAAGAAAGGGTGGTAGAAAATGTTTGATGCTTACGACAAAGATATGACTCATCGTAGAGAAATTATGATGGCTCAAAAAATTATAGATGAAAATACACTCTGCCTTGCTGGCATAGAACCATGTGAATATTGTCAGAAAGAAGTGGATAATGATTAATTGGTTAAAAAATACATTTATAGGTATTAAATGGAGATGGTATATTCATATGTATTATTCAAGACCTAAAGATTTTGGTTGGAAAGCAGACAAGCCAGGAAAAGATCTTAATAAGAAACCTTGGGTATATTGATGAATTGCGTATATCCTATTGGACATAATTATAATTCAAGATATGAATGCATTTATTGTGGAGAGGACATGCCATGGTAGAGTGGCACAATGAAGGCTTAACCCCAGATGATATTCAAAAGATAATTAAAGCGGGTAGAGATAAGAATGATAATACTACATTTAATGACTATGGCGACTATATAAACTATGTAAGTAAAGATAATGAAAGAATATTAAATGAATATTTTGATCATGATCACTTTCAATGTGAACCAAATGAAGAAACTATAAAGGCTATTAAAGATGCAATGGATGATGTCTTTGTAAGTTCAATAGATGGGTCCGAAAGTACTTTAAGAGAAGTGTTAGAAGCACTTGGATCTGATTATGATGAAGACGGTATACCATATTGGTTAAAAGAAAAAGACAATGATTAAAAATTTTTTATCAATTAAACCATGTTGGTTTAAAAAATGTCTTTCTTGTTATCTTTGTGCATTAATGTTATTTTTTATTACCCCATTAGATAAATTTATAGAATATTTAAAGTCTGAAAATAATATTTTACCAAATGGGTGCACCCCTGCTGGACATAAATTTTCACCATATCACATGTGTACTATTTGCGGAGAATATAAATAATGTCAGAATTTTATAATACTTTAATAACTATTAAAACATTAGAAAAAAAAATGAAAATACATATAGATAAAGATGTTAGGGATTATGCAGAGGCAGTTGATGCTATTATGCTTGAAATGCAAGCCTACATAGATTATTTATTATTAGATGAATAACTCTAAAAAAATAGGTGATGAGTTTGAGATGTTAGTTTTAAAAGATTTAGAAACTCGTGGATTTCAATTTATTGTTCGTAATATCCACATGAAAGGTACAGGCTGCGAAGTTGATTTTGTGGCTAAAAACGAAGACTTGGTATGGCACGTAGAAGCCAAGGGCGGCAAGGCTGGGTATAAAAAAAGACCTGGTGCTAAAAGAACAGATAATGTAAAGAAATCTATAGCAAATGCAGCATTAATAAAAGCACTATATCCAGATACGTATTATGTTTCATATTTTTCAGCAAGACCAAAGATAAAGAGTTATTCTAGAGAGATGTTAGATTTAGCCATTGACAAACATATCATAGATAAGGTAGTATATTTAGAGGATCAGGACTTTCCCGCATAGTTCAACGGCAGAACGCCCGACTGTTAATCGGTAGGTTCCTGGTTCGAATCCAGGTGTGGGTGCAAATAAGGAGGGTATATGAAAAAAGACAATACTTATGAAGTATTCATTGTAGATAAGACTCGTAGTACTATTATGTCTTTAGATAAAGATGATATGTATTTTTTTAATACCACAAACTTTGATAGCGAAGACCTCAAAGCATTAAAAGATAATAATTTAGAGTATTTAATTAATAAAGGATTATTACTTAAACTTGATTCTCAAATAATCTATAGAATGTATTTAGGATTTATAAATAAAAATACTTGCTCTGAATGCAAAAAAAGAATTGGCGAAGATGAATCAAATAAGGGTTTTGGAAATTTAACAGCATGAACATTATAAAGTTTATAACAAATAGATTTTGGCTGACTGAGGATTCTGACAATAAACCTAATGCTGCTAGTAGGGAAATACCTAAATGGTATTCAAAAGCGGATAGATTTATGAATGATGATAAAGGTATAAGTTATATAGATCCAGAAGGGTACAAATATCCCACTTTTAAAGCCTGCCATCCTTTTATGGATAGCATGATAAGTGGATACGTTCTTAAAACACCTTGTGACATACATTTTTATATAAATGATGAAAATAAAATTTCATGCAAAATAGATGATGAAAAGTACAAGAATTTTTGTACTGAAAAAAAACCTATGGATCAGTTTCACACACCTATAGGCTATCACGAAGAGCATTTTGGATGGTTTATAGACTGGGGAATAGTTCTACCCAAAGGTTACAGTTCTTTATTTTTGACACCAGTAAATAGGTTTGACCTACCATTTTTAAATACTAGTGGAATTATAGATAGCGATACAACACATTTATCTGGCAACATCCCATTCTTTCTAATTAAAGGCTGGACAGGTACAATTCCTGCAGGAACCCCATACATTCAAATCTTTCCATTTAAGAGAGAAGACTGGAGGGCTGAATACATAAAAGAGGACAGTGCTATACTGGGTACAAAGAATCACGACATCAGTTTGAGATACAGAACTCCGCTCGAGCAAGGTGTATATAAAAACACAGAATGGCATAGAAGGATATATGAATAAAATACACATTTTTAAGAATTTTATTTCGGCGGAGGAATGTCGAAAACTAGTTTCGTACTTTGATAAGGTGTCATTCCCTGGACCAGATCCTCTAGTAAAATTTGTATCTTTGGCGAATGAAACAGTGTTGTTCGATATGAAACATGACAGTGAATTTCCCATCTCTTCTGTAGATATTCATAATCTATTAAACAGAATAAGGGATGAAGTGTCAAATACATATAACCTTGATTTAGAAATAAAATCATCTAATTATGTAAATATGACTAAGGGATCTTCTTTGGGTATGCATGTGGATATGGAAGCCTCTAATGACCCATTAGACGATAACGATACCCTATATGCTAGTGAATTTGAGTTTGCAGCCTTACTATACCTAAATGATGACTATGAAGGTGGACACATACACTTTCCAAAGCAAGACTTTAAAGAGTCACCTGAGCCTGGCACTTTAATCTTTTTTAATGGCAACAAAGATATGCCTCATGAAGTAACTGAAATACTCGAGGGTAACAGAAAGAATATTGCATCATTTTATAGGAGAAAGAAATAATGACTCCTAAGATATACAACTTCTATCACCTATGGGTAGATGGAAATTGGAAAACACCTTTAAATGATCATATTGCATATCTAGAAGATTCTTTGTTATATGGAAATATTGAAAAGGTTTATGTTGGATTGGTTGGATCTCCTGCTAATAGAATTTCTGCTAAAGAATATCTAAGGCTAAATGCTGGTTTAAAGTATGAAATTTGTGTTGAGGCTGACTCTGGGTTTGAGCAGGTTACACAAGACAAGATGGTTGAATTTGCTCAAGATCATGATGGATATGTATTTTATAATCACGCAAAAGCATCCTTTAATGATGTAGATTTTGAGCATTCTTGGCGTAAGGAACTATACTCAGTTTTAGTTGGCAACTGGAGAAAAGCCATTAGAAAACTAAAAGATCATTCAATGGTTGGAACTTATTACTTAACTCCTAAGCATACTGCTAAAGAATATAGGCTTAGAAAAGATGAGGATATCAAATACTCTAGATTTTTAGATTTAGAAGTCATGGAAGAAAGGGGTCACTTTAGTAGTAACTTTTGGTGGACCCATCTTAAATACATTAAAGCACTTGGATATCCAGAAAGGGTAGAAACAACTACAGACCCATACCTAATCTATGCAGACAATAGACTTGCTGCAGAAGTCTGGACCAAGGGAATGAAATCGGTGGTAGAGAGTCTAGGAGATAAATACTCTATCTATGATATGCATAAATCATTCCTATTTAAGTCATTAGATATTCCAAGACCAGAAGACTATAATCAAGATCTAGATAAGGCCTATAAGGCCTATACTACTCCAGTAATTATATGGCCAAATAACCCAGATCCAGATTGGAACTAGATGTATAATAGATATATGGCCAAGTTAAAATTATTAAAGAAATTTCTTCTTGAAATAGCAAAGTTAGATAGAAGTCGTAATAATCATATGCCATCTCCGATGTTCTTTAATGACAAGGACATAAGTGGTAAATACCACAATAAGTCCCAATTGAGAAATACCAAGAAAAAATAGGGGTATTCAAATATGGACACTATCATTCCTTATATAGGATTAATGGTTATATCAACATGTATGATTATTGGCATATATGGCATCATAATAAAGAATCTATTTAAATGAATCAATTAACTGAATTTGAAAAAGAATACTATAAATGGGAAGGGCTATATGAGCCTATGGATCCTGATGTCTTCTATGCTGAGGTAGGCGAGAATGCCTAATAGAACCCTAAAATCGGGGGTAGAGATAAAAGAACTCCCTTCCCCTATTACCCTATCTATATACACTAAAGTACCTCATAAATACATATTATTAGACATGGAAACAGGAGAACAATACATAGGAAGTATTGATCCAAATGAAAAATCCTGGATAAAAATAACTAATGAATGATATGTCCAAAGACATAAAAAACTTTAATTTATACCCCCAACAATAGAACAATATTGTACTAAACATGTTATAAGAAATAAGAATAATAATGTCATGTGGAATAAAATGGAGATAAATGGGTGATTGGGCATATCAATTCTTATCTCGTAATACATTTTATAATATTGCCCCATATTTTCCTATCATAATATCGGCATTTTGTCAATATGTTCATAATACTTTTCTATAAATATGGGCATATTATTATGACAAATTATGGGCATATTCTTGCATATTCGTAATACTTTTTAAATGATAATAATTAGATTTTGCCCAATAGTATATAGATTTTTATAGATAATTAAATATGGTCAAAAACTATTGGACCAGAACAACTTGGACTATATTCTATTGCTGCATTAACTGCTATTCTGAGTCTTTTATTTATATCTTTATACCCCCGAGTTGTGTATAGGGAGCCGAAGGCTAGGTGGGAGCCGCTCCCTATAGCACCTTCCAAGTACTCATTGAACTGGAAGTCCTCAGAGTTAAACTCAAAGAGTCTTCCCTTTACAGCAATGAGTGCCGTTAGCCCGCCATCTTTATCATCGGCGGGGGAAGTTGAAGGAGAATATAAATTTATAGCATTCTTAAAACATAATGCAAATTTAGTTCTCATAAATCGTAATAAATCTTTATTTTGCACATTTGGATCTGGAAGATCAATAGAGTGCAATAATTGTCCTAATCCTGTTTCTCCTGCATATCCAATTAAATACTTTCCATTTCTTTGTATCTTTGGATCCATTATTGGGGTCATAATACTTTCATCAGATGCCCCGCTATCAGCCGCCATAAACACACGGCGGGGGGTATTCAAAGAATCTACTATTCCTACTATACAAGTCATAATATAAATATCCACCTATCTGGATATCTATTATAGCCCATATACAACGAAGTTGTCAATCATGGGCAAATATACAAGATCTTCGTAATATCAAAAATACAGGCAAACATAATAGTCCTTCGTAATATGAGAATATATATATAAAAGGGATAAAAGGGATATGGAAAAAAAATATATTTTTCTACCCCAGGTGGCGATCCTGACCAGACTTGAACTGGCGACCTCCACCGTGACAGGGTGGCGTTCTAACCAACTGAACTACAGGACCAGGCTACTATTCTTCGTCATCTGGTATTTCAACATGAGCCATTTCCTCAAGGCTAAGATAGACCTTATTAGGATTGCATAGGTACACTTGACACAACTCATAGTAGGTGTCGTCAAGTATGCGTTGAGCATGGTCGTTAGTGATGTCAACAATGCTGTCATAGGATAATTGTGCGAGTGGAACACCTAAGTTATTGTATTCAAAGAAAGATTGAAACAATGGGTCTTTATGATACTTGTTCCAAAACTTTATGATAAGTTCTGCTTTGAGTTCGTTGTTTGGCTTGTCTAGCATTTTGTTATTCCACCCTCGCTGTTGATGTATTGTTTATACTCTCTTGATGATACTACAATTTCCTCTGGTATGTCAATACCCTTTCTATCCAACGAGTATTGTATGCCGTCTGCAAAGTTCTTGGCAGTTGCGACAATAGCCAAGTGTTCATCTGTAATGTCATCTGGTATGTCAAACTTCCATTGGTTCTGGCTTATTTGATTATTGGAAAACAGGTCAATAATCTTACTTGCTACTTTATTTGATGATATGAACATTATTGCCTTTCTGAAACTTTTAGTTTATCATGATTATTGTGGAAAGTCAAAAGACTCTTCCATGACCAAGTTTACCAATTTGTTATCTGGCACCGATATTACCTTAGTCTCTTGGTAGTTATCTACTACAACCAGATCCCAACCAGTATCCGTAGTCCTTGTATTTATAACTTCAAAGACTTCGTCTTTTACTTTAATTAGATCTCCAACTTCGAGGTAATTAGGTAAAATCTTATCTATAATTTTATACTCATCCATAGTTAACATTGTATCTCCTATTCTTTATCTAGTTGTACTTCTATATCTATAGAATCATCATATGGTTTTTCTGTTATTAAATACCCGATTCTATTGACAAAGGACCAAGCATTAATGATTACGGTATCTCCGTTATCATCGTCCATATACGTCCATATACGGTTTGGTTCTCTGTGACCAATAGCAGCCACGTAGTCATACTCTTCACCATAGGTCTCAAACATTGCACCACCAAGTGATGCATTCTTATCTATAGTATTATTAATAGGCCTGAAGTGATGTTCCCATTCCTCCATCGTCAACAAAACCTTCTTATAGTAAGGTGAGTCTGGATTCATGTTTGGGTCCAAGCAACTACACAGTTCGTTGCCACAGAATTCACAGCATGTGTCTTCACTCACTGCCATCATCCTCATAAACAAAGTGAACTGTACAGTCGTCTAAAGCACCGTCTGCATATTGAATATGGTCTATGTAATTCATATCCATATGGTCTTGAAGTGCCTGCTCCAATTCATCAGTATCTTCAAAGTCAACCATATCTGCAAACTCTGGATAGATATCCTGAATTTCTTCAGCAGATAAAACCACAGTTGACCACATCTGAAGATTTAGTTCTACTTCACTAATTACTTTTGCCACTAGTTTTCCTTTCCCAGTTTTGTTTGTGCCATTGGATATCGTACAACAAGTTGGATACTTCTACAAGTGCGTCCATTCTTGCACACATAACATCCAACTCTTCTTTTGTCCATGTAGGCAAATCCATTTGCCATGATAGATCGGCCATAAGAATTTTTAATCTACCTGATAAAATTTCATCAACAGGTATGTTGTATTTAAAGAATGTTTCTAACTGCGATATTTCTTTATCTTGTGTTTCTTCTACCATGCTGGCTCCAATCCAAATGGTGGGGGTGGTACGGCTTCTTCCCATTGAGAGTCTACTTCACCTTCAACAACTTTGCAACCCTCTGGCATAGGTTCGCTACCAAAGTATGCATCATAGGCTTTATAGGCTGTTTCTTCATCTGGTGCTTCTATGTGATACCAAGTACCAGATAGTACATTAAACTTAGGCATTAGTAACCTGCCTTACATTCTGAGTTATGACCAACAGTAAAGTTGCAACCACATACCCAATGATGACAATTACATTTGTCTGACATTATTCCTCCACCTTAATCATATAGGCTAGTACTTCTAGACTATTACAATCAACACACTTACAGTTAATCACATGACCTTCGACATTGTCAAGCATTTTCGTAAGGATTTTTTCCAAGGGTACTTCAAGATCAAAATCAAGCATAATGTCCCTCTCTAACATAAAATGAATAAGCCTGAGCAAATCTATTCCAGATTCTTAATCCATCACAATTTTTACAATAGAACTGTCCTGGAATATCTGAACATTCCCATTGACAATTATCACCTTGTTTTGTATCATACCAACAAAGATCAGTCATTAGCAAACCTACTTTCTAGTTCTGACATAATGTCTTGTTGCCATTGTCTATGAATACCATCTGTGTTAAAATCCCAGAATTCCATGGCTTGGTCATGTACAAATCTAGTTACATCCATCCAAGCAGTTTCACCATAAAATGTCTTAGCATGATGATTATTTAATCTAACTTTGTAATCAGCCCAGTAATCATCTGGATTAACAAAAACTTCTAATCCATTTTTTTCATAAATTTTTCTATAATCTTTCATATACCACCCTTAATAGTTCCATCGTAAACCAATATACTAAACACTGGGCACGCTGTCAAGTCATCGTAATAGATAAAATTCGATATTTTATTATGTAAAGAAACAAAAAAAATATTTTCCTGGATCCCGCAAACCCTACGAATGCGGGCCAGGATCCCGCTGCAGGCATTGCGGCCTACAGCGTTCATCCCCTACCAACTAGACTGATATTGAAAATCCCATTCTTCGGGGTATTCATTTAGAATCTTTTCTATTTGTTCTATAGTATCTTGAATATCTTGCCAATAGAATTCATCATACTCATATGAACCAAAGAAGAATCCCTCTTGAGGTGGTAATAAGTTAGGTGCCTCTTCTTTATTAATTAAAACTAGTTTACAGTTATCTAATAATAATTGTAGTTGGTCTCGTGTTACACGATACTCTTCGCAGTTATCGTTACCGTCCTGTACGTGGTCAACAAACCATTTATGAATCTGATTTGCTTTTCTCCAGTAGGCTACCTGTACTTGCAGCGTTGCAGTATCAAGAGCAAACGGTGCCTCTTGAACTAATTTATTATAAAGGTCTTGATTTTTAAAACCATTGAAAGCAAATTGTCTTGCATATAGATACATATCTAATCCCATTTATTTTCCTTTTCTAGTAGGGTGTGTGAGCAGTTTAGAACACATGCTCAGGTGTTGTCAAGTGTGACATGCTACTCATTTCGCAGAGGTCACACTCTAACTCTATAAGTAGCGACTTACAGATTGGTATGTAGAGGTTGAAACTACTTCCTCATCTGACATACTTAGCATACGAATTGCATTTTGTATTTCTGCAACTCTATCTTCATAGCCACCAATGTAAGTTCTACCATAACCTTGTGATGAGAAAGGGTCTTTTGGTGATGTTGGTTCTTCTGGTAGTTTATCTTTTGCAACCTCTACTTCAATATCAACTCTGATATTGTCGTCATTAGCCCAAGCATTTCTAACAGATACAGATTTTTTGTTAGCACTTGTTATGTCAAAATTAGCATAAGCAATTTGGACAACTTTATCTTTCCACTCTTTGTGGTCTGTTTCATACTTGCTTTGTAGTAACTCATAGTTCATCTTTTGATTAGACATTTCTTCTAACTTTACTTCTAATGCCTTGATAACCTTAGTTCTTGCTATCTTGATGTTTATTGCTTTTGCCATTTTATTTCCTTAGTTAGTAGGGTTTATTACTTAATAACACTAGCATAATGAGGTGACATAATCAAGCATTTCTGCCATGTGATATTGGTCACAAAAAATATATTTTTTTAGCGATCCTGGAATTTTAATTGCCCCCACAATTAAGCAGGGGCAAATTAAATTGATTATTTAAGCGTTAGCAAATTCTTTAACGACTCTAAACAATCTGTTTTTTTCTGCGTTTGACATAGCGTCAAAACCAGAAGCAGACGCTAAACGATTTTCTGAACCGTTCTTGCGTTCTTGTTTGAAATAATCTAGGCGTTCTGTAAATGCATTAAATGCACCCCATGCACTACCTTTGATGTTTTCGTTAGTAGGAGATTTGAAATAGAGGTCATTTACTAGGTCTATTTTGCTTTCCCATTTTTTAATTGAACCCTTTGAGTCTTTATCTGGCTTAGGATAAACAGTAACTAGTAAATCGTTAAATTGTTTATCGTTCAATTTTGTTTCAAATAATGCTTTGGCTTCTGCTTCGAAGTCGTCCATGTATTTGAAAGTAAGTCCAAGTGCTTCACGAGCAAGGGCAATTCTGCCGTCTATGCTTTGAGTGTGACGCAATTTGAAACTTTGCTTTGAACTACGCAACGCCAAGTTAAGTGTATTTTGACACACAACTCTAACAGGTGTAATTCCAGCCTGAACTGAAACTGAGCCGTCATGTGATGTATGAACAACTAAGTATGTAACAGTTTTATCGTTAGCACCGTTAGGGTCTAGGATAAATTCTTTTGGAATTGTAAGTGAACCAAAAACAACTGTTCCATTTTTAATTGAACCAGCACTTTCCCAACTAGCACCACCGTCAAGTAAATTATCGCCAAATTCAAAAAGTTGTTCGTTTTGCACAACTTTGTATCTTTGACCAACAACACCTAAGATGTCTTTCTCATTATCAAATGGGTTTGTTCGTGTCACATAGTAGTTTGATTTATGACTACGATATGGCATTTGTATTTCTTCTAACTCAATATTCCAATTAGATAATTTTGCACTATCTAACATTGTTTGAGTGTTAATGTGTTCGTCTTTATCGAATAACACATTTGCAAGACCATGCCAAGCAGGTGCACCTCTAAGTGCAAATGCTACTTCATTGTCTTTTGTTTCTAAGGCGTGTACCATAGATTATTTCCTTTCGTTGTAGATGTCTTTTTATCTTATCGTAAATTACTGGTAAAAGCAAGAGTCGTTCTTAAACTTTGTCAAGAGTTAATCCGACAAATCGGACATCGGAAATATTTTTTAGATCCAGGACGGCGGGGTATCTAATGTCTATTTATTATTGAAGCATCAGAATGTTCATCTTGCCAATCATTCTTGAAAGACAATCCTTCTAAAATACCAACAATAAATCCAATTATTGGAATAGATAAGAATAAAAGAATTAAGATAAGACTAGTGATAGCCAATTTATCTCATTTCTTAGTAGCACTAAATAGAATGTTATTACGACCAACCACACATTGACTACATTTTACACATGCAGAGCCACCCTTGTCAATAAGAGGAATTTTCTTATTATTTTCAGGACATGGAACACCCTTGGCATTAACTAGAGATAATAATTGTTCCTTACCCATTGCGAATGTATCTGCAAGATATGCTAACTTTATTCCATGGTCAACAGATAACACTTTAGCATTGTCTGTATTATCACTGTCTGTAGAATAGTATAAGGATAGATTAGGTAAGTCTTTAAGAATAAGAGCAGCAGACATAACTCTTGTGTATACCCAAAATTTTACACCAGGATTATCTTGGATGACAGAATACCAGGCCTTAGTGTATTCATCATTAAAGAAATCTCCGTCCCAGTGAATACGGAATAATTTTTCAGCGTTTCTTTTATCACAATCTTTAATAAAATCTTTTATCATATCATCTAATAATAGATACATTCCAGTGTAATTATTATCTTTTAATAAATCCCAATTATGCAATAGATTAGCCTTGACAGCCTTGTATAGTTTTTCTAGTTTTCCTGCATAGCATACTTTCTCGCATACGGATGTAGCACCAGGGCATGAGTAATTTTTTCCTGCAGGTAGTCCGAATGTGTTTTGAATTAAACTACCATTGCCTGCATTATTAACTAGGTTAGTAACTTTTCTATCGTGTGAGCGTTTTAACTTATTCATTTTCATCCTTTATGTATTCTTTCCATATCCTATCATGCGATAGTCTACGCTGTCTATCCTTAACTTTATTTTTGTGCAGGCCAGACGCACCACTACGCCTTAAACCTTGAACGTGTGATACTTTTTTATCTTTCCATGTGCCACTCATAAAAACACCTTATCATAAATGACTGACAAAATCAATTGTTGATAACCTGGGGAAAAAATATTTTTTTCGATCGCAAAATAAAAAGCCCCCACTAAGGGAAAATGAATTAAACCTTAGTGAGGGGAGTTTTTAGTTAGTTGCAGTTACAAAATCACGAATTGCAATTTCGTATGGAACATCAACATTAAACAATTCTTGCACCTTGTTTGGTGAAAGTTTTGCTAGTGCTTGTTTTGCAACTTCAATTAGTGCTTGTTCTGAATTAAAATAACCAGAGGTCATCAACTTAGATTGTAAGTCACTAATTACTCTATCTGCTTTTGCCATTTTTTTCCTTTGTTAGTAGGGCGTTGGGCTAGTTTATACTGATAGCCCAGCAGTTGTCAAGTAACTAATTACTTAACTGTTGTCCAGCGTGTCTTGCCATTTGGCAAGTCAAGTCTAACACGCAAAGAGCCATTTGCATTTTTAACAACTTCTTGAACAATGCCTGTTACTTTGCTCTTTTTAGTTGTTAATGATTGTCCTATTTCTAGTGTTGGCACAATCGCTTCCTTTCTGTTGTAGTTAATAATAACTTACCATATCCCCCTGACATTTGCAACCTCGTAAGCATGTGATGTTGGTCACACGACAAATGGAACAAATCGGGCAGAAATATTTTTTTACAGCAATTTTTCTTTATAAATTAAATACCAAACAACTCCAAGAAAGATAAAACCAATAATGATTATAGGATCCATTTACTCTTCTCCGTGTTTAGTAGTTGCTAATTCAATTAAAGTGCTATTCTCTAATTCTGTTAAGAATAACATTTGCATTTGCATTAAGAACATTTTTCTTTGTTCTTTGTCATCTACCATTTGCTCCCAGATTTCATTTGTTTCAATCCAAGTTTTGAGGGTATTGACAATAAAGTTTCTTTCCTCAACAATCTCATCTATTAAATCATTGTTTAATTCTTTATCAAATACTTCATCAACCATTTTATGAATTGGCTTAGACATTAGTTACCATTTTCTGATATTCTAAACACAATTCAATTGCTTCATCTGGTGAATTAACTTTATTTATTGCTTTGTCAAATTCTGCTAACAATCCTAAATCACCTTTTAGTATTGTATAAGTTTCTGCCATTAAAAATCTTGGGTCTCCGTTATACACTTGCTTTCTCCTTTTCGTATTTTAGTATTACATTTATTGTTTTACTCATCTTAGTACAATGCTCTGACAAACGCAATAGTTGTTCTTCTGTGCCGTCAGTAATAGTTGAGTATCGTGCTATCTCATCTATATAAGTCTGTGCAGATAGT